ATGGTCGATGATGTGTGGGTAGCAGAGCTCAAATCTGAGATCTCAGACCTGAAAAAGACGATCAAGCGACTGGAGAGTACCGTTGAGTTGTACAATGATCATAGGGCTCGAGAGGCTGCAATGGATCGAAAGCGTATATCCAAGTTGGAACGCAGAGTTTCAAATAATCCAACTGTAACGACGAAACAGTGGGTAGGATGGGTAGTGTTCACCCTTTTGGAGACTAATAACGTTCCATTGACCCTTCAAGAGATCCGAAAAAAACTAGGCCTTTCCAGTGACCAGACGAAAAGGCTAACATCCCACATTTTAGGCTACGAGAAGATCAGCTCAAAACGGCTGATCAACTCAAAAGGACGGCCTATGGTAGTGTTTCTGAACGATCGACCAATAGGGCGGAAGCGTTAGTATTACGATGATAAAATTAAGTGAAGTTTGGTGCGGCGCACCGAACCAAATATTTGGAGGTGAGATTAGAGGCGACATCAAAATAGGCGCAAAAATCGAAAGATTCATATAGACGTTATTAACATCTTGTAAATGTTGTGCCAGCTTTAGTCGGTACTCTCTTTATCTCATTCATTCATAAGTCATTCAAACTAGTCGTTCTCTTCTCCATTGGATCCATTCGCTGATTTGGTTTGGTGCGCCGCACCAAAGCATATTATCAGATTAAATCGTAATATTAGCTAACAATCACGTATAGGGATAGGAATTTTTCATATTCAGGGTAACTTTTATCATACCACTATCCACTAATTGGTTATTGGCGCGCCTAAGGGACCATAAAAGTCCATCCACGCATCAGGACCATTGGGCCAGTTTGATGGCTGGCCCATTCTTCTCATTTCTACTTTTCTGAAAAATTAAACAGACCACTATAGTCTAATCTTAAAAATGTGCCACTGCCCTGCAGCATATGTTGTCATAATCGGAGGTTGGAGATTGAGCTGGCCATCCTCCGAGGCGAGTCTTATCCATCGATAGCGCAGCGTTACGCAGTTTCGGCTGACTCTGTAGGCCGCCACAAAAGGAATGGTCACATAGCGAAGCGGTTGATAATCGCCAACGGGCTTGCCGATCAAGACGAATCTTTTGACCTATTTAGAGAGGCAAGGGCACTTTTGGGCGAGCTGAAATATTACACCTATTTGGCCGAGGCATCCCGATCTTGGAGGACTGCGATTGAAGGTTGCAGAGCTCAGCTTGACGTGCTCCGAGCTTTAGGCCTGGAAAAGGAGGGGCCTGATGACGATTCGCTGAATGAGCTGAAAGAGATCTTCAGAGAAATGAAAGATCATGCTTCTGAGGGGGTGAGAGGATCGGACGAATTTGGGAACCCTGCCGAGGAAAGCAGCTAGATCTCTTCCTTCGTTCCGACGCCAGGATCAATTTGGCTCACGGAGCCGTCAGAAGCGGTAAATCGGTGGGGTTCAACTTCAAATGGATCCAAGAGGTGATCGAAGCTCCTGACGATTATCCCATGATCATGGTGGGCCGGACGTTGGGCGCTTTGGAGCGGAACGTTCTGTTCCCGCTTCGGCAGTTCGTGGGCAAATCCAACTACAAGTACTCCAGGAACTCGAAGGTCCTCCATCTCTTCGGCAAAGAGATCTGGGTCGAAGGGGCCAACAACGAAGCCGCTGTAGATCGGATCCAGGGCGAGACCATAGGCAAGGCCTACGGTGATGAAGTGGTCTTGTGGCCAGAGTCGTTTTTTAAAATGTTGATGACCAGGCTGTCGTTGGAAGATTCCCAGTTCTTCGGGACTTGCAACCCCGGCAACCCTCGGCATTACCTCAAGAAAGATTACATCGATCGAGAGGCCGAGCTGGACCTCAAAAGTTGGCATTTCAGATTGAGCGATAACCCTCATCTGCCGCCTGCTTACATCGAGGCTCTCGAGAGGGAGTACAAAGGGCTGTGGAGGAAACGGTACATCTTGGGTCTGTGGGTGATGGCCGAAGGCGCAGTTTACGATTCGTTTGACTCGTCGGTGCACGTAATCACATTGCTTCCTGATGGTCCCTCTTCCGAGATGAGGATAGGTGTTGATATCGGTTTTACACATCCTACGGCTTTTGTCAAGTTGCTCAAGTTCGGCAATTTGTGGATCGTTGCCCAGGAGTATCGGAAAAGCGGGTTGACACCGCCCCAAATCATAAGCAAGCTTTTGGAGTTCATCGGAGGTGCATGGCCTGCCTCGGTGGAGATTCCGCCTGAAGAAGCGGCCATAATCAAGATGGCAAAAGCGGCAGGTATCCCAAACGTCAAGGCCGCCATAAACGACGTCTTGCCAGGGATCACTCGCACCTCGGCCCTATTCTCTATGAAACGTCTCTGCTACTTGAAAAGTTGCGAAATGATCCAAGAGGAGACTGAGGGTTACGTCTGGGATACCAAGGCCTCGGAGAGGGGGCTTGACAAGCCAATCAAGGTTGCTGACGATCTGCTCGACGCTTGCCGTTACGTGATCAACAGGGTCGAGCTGCAGCAGCCCACGACACTTAGGCCGGGGTCGGTATCCGGACCTTCGAGGTGGGCGGCGGCCTCTGCCTGAAAAACCGCACCAAACACGCACCAAATACGTGGTGAATAAAATGAAACGCATCAGAACTTTCGAAGAGTACGGTCGAACCGGGCTCAAGCAGTACGGTGGGTTCATCGACGAAGAGGCCCTTCCCGTTTTAAAGGGATCCAGAGGGGCCAAAATATTCAGCAAAATGGCCGACAACGACCCAACAATCGGCGCCGTATTGTTCGTGGTCAACATGTATCTGAGACGGGTATCGTGGTGGCTGGAACCGAAAGGGGAATCAAAAGAAGAACAAGAGGCCAAAGACTTCGTGGAAGGCTGTCTTGATGACATGTCAATATCCTGGAACGAGACGCTATCTGAAATTCTGACCATGATCATTTATGGTTGGTCTTTTCTGGAGATCGTCTACAAGCGTCGTTTGGGGCCAGAAGGAGTAGATCACCATCATTCGAAGTTCAGCGACGGAAAGATCGGGTGGAGGAAGTGGTCACCCAGATCTCAAGATTCGCTTTATCGCTGGGAGTTTGACGAGAACGGTAACCTTAATGCCATGGTCCAGATGCCTCCATCTGATTACCAGATTCGGACCATACCTCTAGAAAAGGCTCTCTTGTTCCGGATAATGTCTACCAAGGGCAATCCCGAGGGGAAGTCCATGTTGAGGAACGCCTACCGGCCTTGGTATTACAAGGTCAACATGGAGGATATCGAGGCCATAGGTATTGAACGAGATTTGGCCGGTCTGCCTGTGATCTGGATTCCTCCCAACGTTGCAGCCAAGGTTACAGACGAGGACAAGGCCGCCTTTTCTGAGTATTTGAAGATCGTTAAAAATCTCCGTCGAGACGAGGAAGAAGGAATATTGGTGCCTCTCTCTTACGATGAAAACGGTAACAAGCTCTACGATATATCGCTTCTGAGCACCGGAGGGCGAAGACAGATTGATACAGGGGCCATAATCGAGAGGTACGATATACGGATAGCCATGGTCATGTTGGCAGATTTCTTGCTATTGGGTCATGAGAAGACCGGTACTTACTCGTTGGGTGAGAGCAAGAACAAGCTGTTCACTCAGGCTCTATCTGCCATCCTCGACTCGATTGCCGAGGTGATCAATGCCAATGCCATACCTCGGCTTTTGGCCTTGAACGGCATGGAGGCGGGAAGTTTGCCTCAGTTGGTTCATGATAAGGTGGAGGACGTAGATTTGGCCAAGCTGGGTCGGTTCATCTCGGATATTGCCAGGGCCAACATATCTCTGGCTAGTGATGAAGAGCTGGAGAATCACTTGCGTACGGCTGCGGATCTGCCGAAGAGGGGATAGGATAAATTAAATCCAGTTTTTACTTGGAGGGCAAGACGACAGGTGAGTTGAAGTCAATCTTAGAAGTGTTGACTCAATGGGGTGGGCCTACACTATATTTTATTCTATGAATAGTTTATTCCGTTCATTATCATCAAAATAGTGACCGTGTATTTCATCATTTCAAGAAGTATTCTGAGATGTTGGATTTCATCACATTCGTCAAGCGTTCTTTGTTTTACGAGTGCTTCAGCCAGTGTATCAAGTGTATCAATGTCGGTCAAAGTTAATTCAATGCTTATTTTTTGAGATCTTTTTTCACGTTGTTGGTACAATAGATTCATTTTATATTCAAAACTGTCTAAAAAAGGCACTAAGTCTGGCCGATCTCTGCGGAGGATAAACTCGAAAATATGACGTTGATTTTTGGATTTTTTGTCCTCCTCAATCTTAGCCTTTTTTGACATTATAGTACCCTCCACGGGAATGTATGACCAAGGTACTGCATAGAGATATTTCTCTCGAAAGTATTTAAAGTTAACGAAGTAACGGAAACTCCGTTATTCAGACATACCGTCATTATTATATACAATAAAATACAACATTTCAAGGTGTGCAAATTAAATGTTAAGTGTGGTGTAACAAATGAAAACAGCATTGATATTGTTGTTGTTGCTGGTGGCCCGTCCTAAGGGCGATTTGCAAGCATCTGGATTCGAGTTCACGGGCAAACGAAAGTACAATCTACAGGAATCATTGCGAAAATTTGCTAACAAAAATGTGCTGCTTATTGCAAAAGCCTTAAAAAATGATAGCGGTCTAACGTTAGGGGATCTTCGGGATGTTACTGGATTATCAACAAGTGCGCTTAACCATGCTCTTTATGATATGAAAAACGCAGATTTGGTGATTGTGGATAACCGAAGGTATTATTTAACTAGATATTCAATAGTGTTACTTGACACTTTGGACAAACTGAGGCATAATATCATTGAGATCAACGATGACGAACTGTTTTTGCCAGTTAGTCCTTAGTATGTGTTGTCACTTACACTTGACTAATTTTACAGGACTTATGACCAATCGCAATTAATATTCTATATTTTTTATTGTAATCACTACTACTTAACAACTGCGAATTGTTGCAAACCAGGCATGTATTAATGTTCTAACCTACTTTTTACGAACCGTTCTGTATCCTTGTCCATGAAGTGGACGTAACAGCCCTTCATGCCTCTCGTCAGCAGCACTCGGTAAGTGTTCTTGACCAGATCTACAAATTTATCTCCAGACCTTTTGACAACTGTATCGGCACAATTCTTTTTGATACCGTCCCATTCCTGTTCGTCAAAGTTGTAGATTAGATCGTTCCCAAAAATTACCCCTATATAATCGAATTCAAACCCCTGTGCGGTATAAATACATCCCACTTGACCCATGCCGTTAGGATCTGTGGCCCAAAGAGACGCCTTCGGGATGCCTGAAGCCAGTCTACGAGCGTCATGTCTCGCATTCCAGGGGCGTTTGAAGTTTCCAACCACCACATCGTTTTTTAGGGTACCATCTGGTTCGAGTTCCTTTGACCACCCCCAACAAAAGCCAGCCGACAACCGTGCACTGTAATCCTGGTCTACTTTTTCTTTGATGGCGCTTTCCAATTCTTCTGGGCTATCAAAGATTTTAAAATCGAAATCTTCACTTTCGCCCCACAAAACATTTGCAGTTTTTCTTATTCCCAATGTGTTATCAACCCAGTTGATAAAATCTTCACAACCGCCACACCTGAACTGAATATCGAGTTCGTACTCGTAAATATCACAATTGTACTTTTCAGCATACTCTTTGATTAGATTGACCGACCCTGTTTCATCGGGTCTGACAACTTGGTTATCGTCGATTAAAAACACAGAAACCTTGGCCGAGTTCAGTAGTTCTTCAATCTGTTTTTTATCACTTCGATCTGCTTTTTTAGTGAATCTATTGGAACTGCTTTTTCTTATACGATGGGCTTCGTCACAGATCAATACGTCGATCTCGTTAAATTTGGACTTTACAAAGCTGTTGAAATACTTGAATTGAATACTGCCTCTAGGACCGATTTTCTTCCTTAAAGTCTCTGTAAACGCTTTAGATCCCGTGGCATAATATGCATTGTAACCTTTCAACAATAGATCTGCCATCAAGTTGATTGCTATTACGGATTTGCCAGTACCCGGCCCGCCCTTTATGATGACGACAGTCTTTTTCTTGTCGTGAAAACCTTTCTTGGCCGAAGAAAATACCTTGTCGTATACGACAAGTTGTTCGTCAAGAAGTATGAATTCAGATTTTCCTTTGATCATGGTTCCGACGTGGTTCATGAGGTTTCTGCTTGGCCTCAATGTGCTTTCTTCAACTCTTTTGAGAACGTCTAAACCACTGCCTTTCTTCAGTTTGTCAACCAGATAATTGCTTAACTTGTCAGCATCGTCTTCGGTAAACAGAGGGTATCTTGCTAGAGGTTCTTCGAATTTCGGTGAGAATATAACATCATCAGGATTATAGCTATAATTATGAAGATAAGTACAGGCGTTGAGGTTAATTGGAGATACGCCATCGTAAAAGGCAGTGTGGCCATCTTCTAGGTACATTTGGTATCTGCCAACTTGTACCGATGGATGAAGAACTTCTCTTTCAGCTCCACCAACCCACGTTAAAACCTCGTTATCTCCATCGGCTTCTCGGCATTTTTCCCATTGTTTGAGTTCAATTATGACTGCGTTATCTTCTTCGTTTGCATCTCGCCCGCAGACCATACAGTCCAATCTTTTTGAGCTAAGCGGCAATTGATATTCTAAAATCACGCCATGGTCATTGAGTTCAGCACTCATAAACAACAAAGAAACCGCTCTCAGTGAGTTTCTCCAGGAGTTAACTTCAGCAGGAGAAGGGTTGTACCTGAAATAGTTGAAGAATGAGTTTTTAAGTTTTTCAGCTATTTGATTTTGAACCGTATCTTGTATAAATTGAGTCGAAGTGCCCGAATATAGCTGCATGGGCTACAGTGCCTCTCGATTCTTATTTGTCCTTTTCGCATTCAATAGGATGTTTAACTTCATTTAGCCGTATCTTCTTTTTAACTTTTTCGAACAAATCTACATTTAATTCATCGCAAAAATATGAGATGTAAATGAACACGTCGGCTATTTCTTGTTTCGCGTTTTCCATCTCTGTATCGGTCAGATCCCACGAATCTTTACCATCCTTCCATAGGAATATCTCCAAAAGTTCGTTCGATTCTATCGAGATGGCCTCTGCCAGATTTTTGGGGGAATGGTATCGCTTCCAATCCCTATCATCTCTAAATACCGATAATTTTTGTTTGATCTCGTCCAGTTCTTTGCACATAAAAGCATCTCAGACTGAAGTCAGGTAATTATCAGGTATATTTTCAAAACTGGTCCATTCAAACCAACCAGATATATTCAAAAATTTGGCCCAATGGTTTGTCATTTCAATGTCGCCCTCGTAGGTATTGACGAACTCTTTTTTGGTCAGTGAAACCAGCTTTTTACCCTTTTTAACGTAAGGTGTTCTGTTGTATGGTTTAACCAAATCGACGCCGATATGTTCGCCTAGAATGTTAAAAAATGCGTAGTTCATTAAATTATTTGCGTTATAAATTTTTCGTGGAACCATCATCTTTACTTCGTTAGATAAAACTTCTATCGAGGACTCTTTTTGTTTCTCAATAGATTCTAATTGGTACGGCCTCAGTTCAGGATAGCTATCGTAAATCCATTTCTCTATGCTAATATCAGGAGGGTAGCTGGTTATCTGTTGGACAATTCCTCGATGCCAGAAGTCGACGAGCTGGTCCACTTTTTGGGCTGGGACGACCGAGGACAATTTTTTGAGATCCTTTGAGATGTCTTTAATTACTCGATCTCGATTGTCCTTGTAGGACATGGGAATCAATCTTTTCGCCTCGGGAACGCCGAAAGTTCTCAAAATATGGCCGCATTCGTGTGCTATCAGATGATTGATGAGTTCGGCGTGATCTTTTTTGTAAAATATTAAATGAGCTGGCATGCTCGATCGAGCAATCTTCACCACAGCGTATGTTTTTAGATCCTCTTTTTCAATAAACTCTATGGGTTTATTGCTTTTGTCTTCCACTTCGCTCAAAATCGAGTTGACGGATTCAATCAAATTTAAAGTCATAATAGATCGTCTGAATTAAACAACTTCAAGGCCATGTCGTATTCTTCTGATAAATCGATGCCAATGTCTAAGTTTGGGGCTATTTTTTTGAACCCGACGTACATGGTAGATATCAATTCCAATCCCGAAAATTTGCCATCTAACGAATCTAAGCTATATTGTTTGGCTGGGTCGTTTATATCTATGCCAGACTGTCCTTTCAGCCCGATTTCGGATGAGATTATTTGAACGTCTTGGAACGACTTATTTTCGAATAACTCCAAAGCATGCACCATGTAAAAGACGGCGTCTATCCGCAATCCAACTGATTTCAGCTCCTTTTCTGCCAGATCCCTTAGATAGTCTTTAACGTGATTTTTAAGTGGTTCTGGGCCGTCCATTTCCAGAAATATGTTGAAATATTTTGCAGAATTTTCGTAGTCATCAAGTTCTTTGTAGGTTAGCCCGAGCCCGTACACAGTGAGCGGATCGAAGGGGTTATTTTCAAAAGATCGTTTAAGGTAATAAAGAGATTTTATGTGGTCGCCTTCTTTCCCTAAAAGTCCACCCAAATTTTTAAGCGCATAGGAGTTATTTGGATCAAGTTCGATGGCTTTGAGTAAGTGAGTTTTAGCTTGGTCTAAATTGCCAATTTTTGAATGAGCATAAGAAATTGCAACGTGTGCATTTGAGAACGACGGATCAAATTGGATGCATTTGTCTAATAATTCGATAGCTTTTTTGGGTTCGCCCAATTCAGTATAGCACATGCCTGAATTGTAAAGTAAATCGACGTTTTCAGGATCTAGTTTTAGCAGTTCCTCAAATATGTCTTGGGCGTCTTCGAATTTGCCGTTGTTTACGCATTTTAAAGCCCTATCAAACAAGTCGTCCAATTTCATAACTAGATCCAACGTTACAAATGTGGATCGATAAGTACCTTACCGATGTCAGTCTTATATGGCAATATACTGGCATTTAGCTATTAGTACATATAAGAAATGAAGTCGCCTTTAAGGTACTCTTTTTCTTGTGCCATAACTTCATTCACCGAAAACTTAAACAGACTACTCATTACAATTTGTTCATTATGGCAGCCTACCTCGGCGCAGCCAGCCTTGGGGTACCAGGGGTGAAACCTTGGACAAATTGGACAAGTTAGAAAAGTTCAGCCGCACCATGGACATTTTAACCAAAAGCGAAGAGCTTCGTTTAATCTACGGAGTGGTCTTGAAACCAGATTCTGAAGATCTGCAGGGAGACGTAGTCTCAAAAGACGACATCCGGCAAGCAGCCCACGATTTTCTGATATCTTCCAGAGAGGTGGGAATATCCCACCAAAGTCCAGCTCCGGCCAGTTTGGTGGAGAGCTATCTGGCACCTGCTGAATTGACCATCGAGGGCCAGAAAATCGACGAAGGCAGTTGGATAGTAGGAATCAAGGTTGATTCTGAGGAGATCTGGCAGGCCGTAAAATCGGGCATATTCAACTCATTTTCAATAGGAGGCGTTGGCCATCGTATTCCAATTGACTGACCTTGAAATCTTTGAGATATCTTTGGTGGCCCAGGGTGCCAACGGCCAGCAGTTCTTGGTTTGCAAAAGTGCAGGTGCGGGGGAAGATGTCGATTTAGAACTCGTAACGAAGGGAGAGAATAACGTGAAACGCACCAGAACGGGGGGAGATCTAGAAGATATACTCAAAAATCTCCCTGAAGATGAGAGGGCCGAGATCGAGAAGGCCCTGAAAGAGCGAGACGAGCAGATCCACAGAGAGTTGGATCGAGCCGAGAAGGCCGAGGACGAGCGGAAAAAAGCCGTCGAGAAGGCTACCGAGCTGGAACGAGAGAAGGTGGAGAAGGCCTTCGTCGAGAAGGCCCGTGGCTTGAAGCACATATCGGCAAACCCTCAAGAGCTGGGCCTGATCCTCAAGACCATATCAGAAGCCTCGCCAGAGATGGAAGAGAAGATCGCCACCATTTTGAAAGCTGCAGATACGGCCATCGAGAAAGGGTCGCTCTATTCAGAGATCGGAAAAGAAAGCAGCTCCGAGGAAAGCAATGGAGACGTCTGGGATAAGATCACCAAACGGGCTCAGGCACTGGTCGAGAAATCCGCAGGCGAGATGACTTTCGAGAAAGCAGTTTCCAAAGTCTTGGAGATGGACCCAACCCTCTACAAACAGTTCAACGAACAGCAGGAGGCGGCCTGAATGGCCATCGAGCTGCCCGGGTTTGTCGACGGGTCCAGGTTGGCCGGTGCCGACCTTTCGGCCAAGCAGTACACTTTCGTCAAGGTAGATTCTGACGGTGATGTTGTGGCCTGTGGAGACGGCGAGCTTGCTTATGGTATTCTTCAAAACGCCCCCGAACAAGGAGACGTGGCCTCTGTGATGGTAATCGGCATAAGCCCCATCAAACTGGGTGCAAACCAGACCAACGCTGGCATTTCAATTTCGTCTGACACAAACGGTGAAGCTGTGGCCACTGCCGATACCGAATATTGTACAGGGATCTTGTTAGAAGCAGGATCCGAAGACGAATACAGATCGATGCTAATCTGCCCAGTAGGTCAGTATGACGCTCCTGCATGAGGTGAAAAAAAGATGCCTAGACCTCAAAAATCTGACATGCACGTAAACACGCCCCTGACCAACATGTCGGTGGCCTACATTCAGGACGCTAGCGAATTCATCGCCACTAAGATATTTCCCCTCCTGCCGGTGAATAAGCAGTCCGACTCTTATTTCCGTTATGATATTGGCGACTTCAGCCGTGACGAGATGGAAGAGAGGGCTCCTGCCACCGAATCTGTGGGGTCCGGTTATGATCTTGACACTGACACTTACAACTGCAAAAAGAAGGCTTTGCATAAGGATGTGGGGGAGGAAGATTATGCAAATGCAGATACGCCTCTTGATCCTGATAAGGACGCAGTTATGTTCCTGACCAAGAAGGCGCTCATAAACACCGAGAAGACCTGGCATGACAACTTCTTCAAGACAGGAGTTTGGCATGACGACATCGAGGGTGTTGCTTCAGGTAGCGAATCGTTGGGTGTCTCCGTGGTCAAGTGGTCTGATGCGACCGATGCCAAGCCCGTAAAAGAGATCGGATACTATCAGAAGTTGATCAAGGGCAAGACCGGGTTCAAGCCCAACTGTATGGCAATAGGTGTCGATGTCTTCAATGCCCTCAAGGAATGCGACGACATTTTGAACCGAGTGAAGTACACCCAACGAGGCATCATATCCACGGAGATTCTGGCTTCATTGTTCGAGCTGGACTTGGTTTTGGTGTCAGGTGGTGTCTACAACTCTGCTGCCAAAGGTGCCACTGACGATCTCGACTTCTTTGCCTCAGATGACGCCCTGCTCTGTTACATCAACCCCTATCCAAGCCCCAGGATGCCGTCTGCAGGTTACACCATGGCCTGGAAGCAGTTCTACGGAGGGAATAAGGGTTACAGGATCAAGAAGTTCTACATGGAAGAGCTTGAAGCCTTCAGAGTCGAGGTGGAACTTGCATTGGATCAGAAGCAGGTATCGCAGCATTTGGGGATATTCTTTGACGGCCTGATCTAATCCCTTCAAATTGGTCTTTGCAAATGAGCTGGACATACACCAACAGTCCGGAAACCGTACCAAGGGACGCCGTGAGGCTGGCCATTGGAGATACTGACGATTCTGATCAACAGCTCTCAGACGAGGAGATCGCCTACTTCCTCTCCCTGAACGAGAACGACGTTATACTGGCCTCGGCAGATGCTGCTGACGCCTTATCGGCTCAATATTCGAGGATGGCCGTAGAGGAGGTTGGCGATTCTGAACAGGACCTCTCCAAGAAGGCCCTAAACTATCGGTTGTTGGCCGATCGGCTAAGAGATCGAAACGAGGCTGGCGAGAATGGATCTGAAGAGGAAGACGTACCTCTAGTGGCGGCAGCGGGTGGATTAGATCGACCTCCCAAGTTCAAGTTGGAGGACTGAAACGTTGGCCTTCGCCTATCTGGACAAGATCTATGACCACCTAAACGGCGACGATACGCTAAAAACGCTGTGCGATTCTAACATTTACCAGCATCAACCACCGGAAACGGCTCAAGACGACCTCAAAATCGGTAACCAGTCCTACATATCTGTCGAGGTCAAGGACTGGGGATCTGACCCCATCTACCGTATCAAAGTAGTCTGCAGAAAGTCGCCTCAGCACGCTTTATCCATAGCAGACAGAGTAAAAACCCTAATCGAAGACGGTACGCTAGAAACCGGTGAGAACAAGATCTACGTCTCGGCATCGGTAGGCTCGCTATTACGCAACAAGTTTGCCCATGCCGACGAGATACAGGTAGACGTCAAAACTTCAATCACTCCTCTAGCAACAATAGTCAGCTTTACAGCATCCAAAACCAGTCCTCAACCTTACGGCGAGGAGATCGCCTTTACCTGCATAGCTTCGGCATCAGAAGGCCGACTGTTGTACAAGTTCCTCCTCAAAGGGCCTGGGACTGGGAACGTTTGGCAAGAGGTGACCAGCTGGAACCCTAGGAACTCTTGGACCTGGAGATCATCAAAAGACGACATAGGCACCAATTACGTAAAAGTCCAGATCAGAGACGGAAAGCATGCTGGCGAAGGATCTTGTGATGCCGAGTCCCAGCTTACATATTCATTATCAAGCAACACAGCACCGACGATCTCAGTTTTCTTTGCAGTTCCGCCGACGATAGACATGGACGAAGAAACGGCTCTGATCTGTGAAGCATCAGATCCGGACAACGACGAGATACTGTACAAGTTCTGGATCAGGGACGAAGACTTGATATGGAGAACGTTATCGGGTTGGCAGAAAAGCAACGTTTTAGTTTTGAACGCCTCCAAGCTAGTGGGCATATCCGCTGATACTTTCAGCATCAAGGCCCAAGTTAGGGATGGAAAACATGCAGATGAAGGATCATATGACGATCAAGCCACTTCTTCACTGACCATCTCATACAACTACGAACCCTCAATCTCATTCTTTGAAGCATACGAAGGATTGGAATACGGAACGATAAAGGACAATATACTGGTATGCGAAGCGTCTGACCCCGACGGCGACGAGATACTATACAAGTTCTGGCTATACGACGAAGCTGGGATATGGCGAGCGTTATCAAACTGGCAGAAAACGAACATTTTGCCTATACCCCTCAAATCTGGGAAGCTAGCGGGAATATCCGATGGCGAACCAATCATCTACAAAGCCCAGATAAGAGACGGTAAACACGCAGGAGAAGGTTCTTACGACGACCAAGCCACGTTCGAATTAGAGCCAAGCACAGATAATGTGCCGACGATCACTAGCCTGACACCAAACAAATCAAGCCCACAAGAGTTTGAGGAGATCATCAACTTCGTTTGTGAAGCTTCAGATCCTGATAAAGACGGCCCCTACTACAAGTTCTGGCTTTACGGGCCTGGTACAGGCAACAAATGGAGTGCGGCAACTGGTTGGCAGACCGCTAACAGTTGGAGCTGGAACCCTTCGAGAGACGACGTTGGAACGAATTACATAAAGGTTCAGATCAGAGACAGTAGACATTCAGAAGAAGGTTACTACGACGACCAAAATCAACTAACCTACGTAATCAACCACTCTCTTCAACTATCCTCATTGAACCCATCTCTTTCTTCACCTCAAGCCAGAGAGACGACGATCGAATTTACAGCAGTCACAAACCAAGACTTTGACACTGATAACGTGATGTTCCGGTTCTGGCTGAAGGGGCCAGGCACCGGGAACGTCTGGCAAGATAAGAGCGGCTGGATTTCCAAGAACAACTGGAAATGGAGAACGACCGACTGCGATGCTGGAGTAAACTACGTGAAATCCCAGATCAAAATTGCAGGAACACTTTGGGACGGATCGAGCAGCCGAGAGAAGCAAGTGACTTATACTATCTCATAATTATGAAGAAGTATGAAGAAGTTTATCTTAGTTTTGTTATTAATATCGATAACGTCAGCAGGTGACGAAATGGGCTACTATTTCCCAAAGATTGAAGCGTTCAACGCCGGAAATGTAGACGGACTTAATACAAAAGGGTATGTAGGAGCCGTTTTTGATGGAGAATATGTTTACTTCTCGCCGTATTATAACGGGGCATATCATGGTAACGTCCTCCGTTTCCATATTTTCGATAAGTTCAAATCGGCCTCAGCATGGGACGCTTATAACGCCGGAAACATAGACGGCCTGAACACAAAAGGGTATACGGGCGCAGTATTTGACGGGCGGTATATCTATTTCAGCCCATACGACAACGGAGACGAGCCACACGGTATTGTACTAAGATACGACACAACAAAGCCTTTCAAGAACGCCTCGGCATGGGACTCTTACGACGCTACTTATACAGATGGAGAAGATGCAATGGGCTATCTTGGGCCGCCTGCATTTGACGGCAGATACACCTATTTCAGCCCATATTACACAGATGGTACGGTCCTACGATATGACACTGAAAGCCCTTTCAAGTCGTCTTCAAGCTGGGTAGCCTATAACCACGACAATATAGACGGCCTACCTACAAAGGGATACGCAGGAGCAGTATTTGACGGGCGGTACGTTTACTTCTGCCCTTATCAAAGGGAATGGGGCGCAGTAAAACACGGCAATCTATTACGGTATGACACAGAAAAGCCTTTCAAATTATCATCAAGCTGGGACGCTTTCAACCTAACCACCATCCACGCCGACCTTAAAGGATTTCGAGGCATAGCAGCTGACGAAGATTATCTTTACTTGGCACCCTATGCCAAGAGCCGAGTACTGAGATACAAGCTAGGCCAGCCATTAAAATCCAGTAGCTCATATGACCATTTCGACTTATCAGCCCTCTACACCTACCCCAGACAATACACAGGCTGTTTCTTCTATGCTCAGTTCGTATGCTTCGCCCCTTGCGGTTGTGATCTACTGGGGTATGATAGAAATTACCCGTTTAACTCCGCGTCAAGTTGGGGCCTCAAAAACGTATTAACAACTGACGATTTATTCTGTGACGGATACCAAGGAGTAATAGGCGACGGCGTTTACTTCTACCTAGTGCCATACAGGGCCAGCCCCTCATCTGGCAGTCAGTTTTATCATGGAAACATCTTAAGGCTGAAGAAGGATCCTTGCCCAACCCAATCGCCACCTTCCGGCCCTGGCTCGGAAGTTCCCAGCTCCTACATGGAAGATGACGAGAACAGCCAGATATCAAAGACCTCATCGAGAGCAACGGCATACGGCCTGATAGCAGGTGATGCTTGTTTCTGTTTCAAAGATTACGGGCCTGAAGCTTTTGATATTAACTTCTCCATCGACTTCGAGATACGTCTAACAGACGCCTATACCGATCTCGAGGGCGAGCCCGACGAGTGGACGGAAACAGTAGACGGCGCATTGTGTCTCTCAAATACTTACGGCGATCTCGACGACGCTTATGGAACTAACGATCTGAACGTCTGTCTAGGCTGGGACTGGGAGAGCGACGAATACGGAAACGGCAACTACACCTGCTATTTGCAGCTCTTCCGATGGGGTGCAGCAATGGATTATATGGTCATAAACGAGGACCAGACCTACTATTGCCGCCTGATAAGGAACGGGGATTCTGCACAGCTCAAAGTCTATTCAAACAGCAGCAGGACGAATCTACTGGACACTCTGACCGTTGGCGGGTTTGGCACGAGAAAATGGAGGTACATCTACCTGATTAGATCTGGAAACGAAGGAGGATCGGATGAGATTAGTTTCTGGATCCAGAACGTTTCGGTTTCAGCCTAAACGTCGTCCCAAGTGGGCATCTTATAACCGCCACTGCTGAGCTTGATTAATCTAGGGAACTCACCATCGTGAGCGTCCCGATATTCGTTTATGCAGTATTCGGCCATGAGGAAGTTGCCGTTGGCGATGCTGTATTTGTCTTCGGCCTCGTCAAGATCATGTTCAGCCCTCATTATGGAATAACGGGCGTCACTGAAGGCGGATTCGGCACTGTAAACCTCCGTCTCCTTTTTTTCAAGGGCATCCTCGGCCTCGGTCAGCTTTTCTAAAGCCTCCTTGTGCCAAGTGGGCCAGTTCCCAGTAGGACCGCTGGAATCCTCCCCCCACCACTCAACCCACTCCTGCCACTTGTCCCAATACTCTTCTACCAGCTCTTGCCAGTGCTCGACCTCCTCTTCGGCCTTTTCTAACTCGCTTTTTGCATCTTCAACTGCTTGTTCGAAGTCAGGCAACGCGTTTCTAGTACCTTGGAGAGCTTGAACCGCTTCGTCTCTGGCCTTCTCGGCATCTTTTGAAGCCTGTTCGAACTCGGCCAACCGATCCAAAGCACTGTCAGGAACGACTGCAAACAGATGTTGCTCCCAGCGGCATCTGCAACCTTCGTGAATGGTAACCGGCAGATCGTAAGGAGGCTCTGGGTTGTCCTCAACTCGGTAGGAGTTGTCGATTAATCGGTCGCATACGGGGCAGGTCCTCCCGTCTCGGATGCCCCGATGAACCCAGTAGTAGACGAACATAGGCTCGAACAGAGCGGCGCATTCCGAGCGCATAATTTCCGTCATACTTATGCAGTAAAACCAAAAGGTCTATTATACCTTTCATACCCAATAAAGATCATGCCTACCCCAAAAAACGCACAAGACGAAGGATGGTTAGCCGATTTCTGCAACAAGCATTGCAACGTAGCACCTGTGGGAACTATCAAGAAAGTGGGAATGCCGCGCCAGTATCGCAATGAAGACTCTCAGCTCTTGACCAGAGAGCAGTACAAAGAGTGGTCCAAGTCTGTCGTAAAAGAACTATCAGGCGAAGACCGAGAGGTAGATCCTATCATCTGGTTCACAGAGATGGGTCACGGTCCTCTGCCTTCTGATGTCAAAAAGGAGCTAGAAGGCGAATGACCTTCAGCGAAATAACGAGCATCAAAAGCCTCTGTGTCGCCGTTGGGACTTGTGGAGTGGCCTTGCTCGGAGGGTGGGATACCATCCTCCAAGCTTTGGTGGCGTTGATGGTTCTGGATTACATCACCGGTGTTTCGGCGGCCTTTTCCGCCAATCGTCTAAACTCCAAGATAGGGTTACGTGGGATCATTCGCAAAGTGACCATGCTATTGGTGGTAATGATGGCTGGGTTTTTGGATTTGGGCCTGGGGCTGCAGGAGCCGCTTTTACGGACCGTAGTTATCATGTTCTTCATAGCCAACGAGGGCCTGAGCATGCTTGAGAATGCTGCAGCCATTGGAGTTCCCATACCCAAAAGGTTGGTGGAAGCTTTGGAGGCGCTGAAGGAAAAAGGGGGATGACACATTATCCTATATGGCATTTTCTTTATCCGCCCTTGAAAGTCCATATAAGATATAAATTCTACATGACTATGTAAAAATCTAAACAAAACAATTTTACACCGGTCTCGCAACGAAATTTTTAAAAACAAGCATTACAGCATAGTTTTCGAGAGTTATTATAGCATTTTGATGTCAAAAATGATTAATTGAATGGTTTAGACATAAGTATAAATAGCAATAGAATCTAATTGAGAGACCATGTTCACAGCTAAAGATTTTGATATGTTAGGTAATCACTTATATAAACCCATATATTACTATTGCTATGACCGTTCCAAATGGAATGGCCATATAATAGTAAAAAACCCACGAGAAGAATACTGGAGCTGTAGGATCAATATATATGAGTGGGCCGCTAACCATGATCGGATCGGTAACAATATTTGGTCCGGCTCGTTTACTGTAGATCCAAATGAAAGACCACTGGATATTGAACTTGACAAATATGATAACATCAGTGAGTTGTTGGCGTATGCCGATAACAGAAACGAGGGCATCATTGCGGTTAGCCCACCCAAAGAAGACGGGTTAGATTTTCCATCAGTGTTGATAAATAAGGATGGAACTCAAGATCCATTCAGGCGAATTGATTAAGATCTAATCCGCATTTGATTGGAATAACTTCAATTAGTCTTATATGGACAAATGCCCGCCAACCAAAAGAATGCCATATAAGACTTTCAGAACGAATAGATTTAGTTAGTGATTTGTATAGAATCAGAGAGCGGTTTTTATTCAATCCACCTTATGAGAAGGAGGAGGGGTACCATTTTGTTAACCCCAGTGTTCCATAGACTACATGAATAAGCGGATTCTATCGCTTACCATGGTGGGTAAAAGCCCAAAAACGATGATTACAATGCTAAAATGCACTGCCCGCCATCGGTTAGCGATGCATAGCGGTTTTTAGACATGAGATAAATTGAATAAAGCGATTATTTTTTATTTGGCATAGCATAAAAAAGGTTAGGGAGAAGAAGGGGCCCTTAGTCCGAAACAAACTTTGATTGTTCAATGAGTTCGAGAGCATATATTGCCGACTCACGAACATTAGAATTTGAATCGCTCAATGCTAATGTTAATGGACCAACAGCACGGGCATCGCCTATACTACCAAGCGCATCTGCAGCATCCCGACGTACAGACCCATCAGTATCGTTCAATGCAACTATCAAGGGATCAACTGCCCTGACATCTCCTATCATCCTAAGCGCATATATAGCCGCCTCTCGAACAGAACTATCCGAGTCGTTCAGCGCTACGATCAAAGGGTCCACTGCACACGGGTCCCCAATAGTTCCGAGTGCGTAGGCAACACACTGGCGAACCCAACTGTCTGAATCATTTATAGCTGCAATCAATGGTTCAACTGCACGAGAATCCCCAATAGTTCCAAGTGCATCTGCTGCAACCCATCGATTATCAGAATCCTTGTCGTTATTAAGGATATCAATCAACGGCTCTACTGCTCGATCTCCCCCGATCTCACCGAGAGACCATGCTATTTTTCCTCTGGCACATGAATCATCGGTTCTGAGTGCTTCAATCAATGGTTCAACTGCCTTGGGGTCTCCAATATCAGCAAGTGACCAAGCAGATTTCCCTCTAACATCTGGGTCCCCGTCCTTTAGAGCCTCAATCAAAGGATCTACCGCCCTAACATCGCCTATTTCGCCAAGTGCTGATGCTGCATCTGCTCGGACGTAGGGCAGCTCAGATTTCAAGTCTAGTATGAGATCGTCTACTTCATCCGCCAATACCGATGGTGCAAGTAACACAAAAACAGCTGCAAAAAGAATGCATTTCATAGGTCTCATTCAGTTATCGCCCCAAATTAACAAATATTTAAACAGTTGAAATATCCGGAGCATCAGACACATTCAAGTCGCTCGTCGATCGGATACATATCTTTTATTTCATCCGACCCCAGTTCGACTGGATGACATATAGACGACCCAATCCAAGCGTTTCTCAACCCCATTAAGATCACAGTGCTTTCAACGTTATCCGATTCAGTTTCCTTTTGTGAGATCATCATTCGATAAGTTCCATCATCCCTGGGTGGTAGATTTTCGAGAGCACGAACAAATTGTTCTGTGCCTGACATTAATACTACCGACCATTCCTCAACATGAACTTCAAAATGACCCATCGAACCCCCATCAAATGCAGGTTTTATAAAAATTGGGAACTTGATATAATACATTGTTTTATATTTAGAGGGGGATTCGGACCTGTCATACACACCCCTAGTTAGGCAAATGCCCTCAATATCACCATCCACATTGCAAAGCGCACCAATGCCAATTTCTTTTGCAATATTAGATGCGCACTTCAAAGCACTAAGTAGTGTTGTCCTTTTGACATCCACTTCCATCAGCTGCTTAGTTTCATCGGACATACCTGTTACTTTTATAATCACTGATAAAAAGTTTACTAAAACCTACCTTCGGGCCTGGGTTCTATCTTACATTGTTGACAAATCGGCCCTTTTCCAGGGATCCATCCTCCTAAACGAGAGGAAGACATAGGAACCCCACACAGATAACGCAGGGCTTCATAAATTCCTCTCCTCGAGCCAATCCTCGAACGTATCGGGATACTCCTCGAAAAGGTCGGAGAGAAGAGCCTTTCGCATCTATACGGCCTTTGTTCTATGCCGCACGGACTTATAGGGCATTTCACGAAGCCGATCCTTATTTCTTCTTTCTCAAACGCGGGATAAGGATATTTGCTAATTGTGTTAAAATTGCTCCAATTGCGAATCCAGTTCCAAAGTTCAAATATAAATGCTCTTGGGTAATAGTGTTGCCATTACCTGTATTTGCTATGTTATCATTGCCAACTATTGCAGCATTATTATCGCCTTTGTTGATGATTTGAGTATTATTGCTACCTGAAGCAATATTAAATAAATTTTCAGGAACTGCAACTTTCATACCATTCCAGTAATAGGTATCATAATTTATATCCAACCGATTATTCCCGCATGTAAGGATACCATAACCATCCCATCCACTACCTACAAATGTTCCACCGCCAATCGTTCCCAAATAATTTCTATAGTGTTTCTGATCTAAAAGATTTAATATGACCCTTAAAGAATCTCTATCATATTCAGACCCTTTGATTAGAGTAACATTTTCCATTGTTGTAGTATATTTCAGGATACCCGGTTGATTAATATGAAGATCTTTGCCTTTGCAATCTTCCCACATCACGTCAGTTAGATGCTCTAAAAATAAATCCTCAGATTTAGCCGAAGTAATTGAAATTGACATTATGGATAAGATGATAATATTCAAAACGATGAATGCCTTTTTCATGGTTGTGGATATCAATTTTGTATATAAAAATATTTGCGACGGGCGTATAATAAGACCATAAACCTTAGAGATTATCTAAATTAGTGCATTTTACAGCGATCGCCCTACCAATCAATTTAGCCTTTCTATGTTAAACTGGGCCCTCAAAAAGGAAATGAAGAGATTATCAAGCCGTCATCTCCTCAGGAATACCAAAGACTGGCCGTTGGTTCTCATCGAGGGGTTCCTGTTGTGCTCTTTTGGCCGCTCTTTCCCGGTTACGTTGATCTATTCGGGCCTTACGTTCAAGTCTTCGCGCAAGTTCTTTTTGATGTTTACAGAGGTGGCCCATTCCTGCCTAACACCAAAGAAATCAATCACCCCTCAACCCCGAACGTCACCTTCTCATACGATCGCTTGCGGTGCTCCAAGTTGACATTGAGATATACTGAGGTCGTGGCCAGATTGGAATGGCCCAGCTGGGCCTGCAAGTCATTGAGAGGTACGCCAGCATCAAGAGCCGTTACCGCATGAGCATGTCGCAACGAATGAGGTGAGACCACGTTTAGGGGCCGCTTGTTCTTGTCGTGGGCGTAGATTCTCTGGATGCCTGCTTTATCTGCTGCTTGATGAACAATCTGCTGGACTCTTCTAGCTGTGAGGTGGCCTTCTTTTTGGCCAGGGAAGAGCCACTGGCAATCTTCAGGCAAGCTCATGATCCAATACTTCAGTGAGGGCAATATCTCAGAGGGGATTACTGCAGACCTGTACTTTTTGGTCTTGGTTCTATTGGCCTGCAGATGGATCAGGCCGTCGTTTAAGTCCACGTCTTCAACCCTAGAAGATACCAGCTCGCCCACCCTACAACCGGTCCCATATAGAAGTATAATAATCAATTTATCCCGTCCATTGTCGAGGGATTGATAAAGGGCTTGAAAATCGGAATTGGAGATGAGTTTGGGTATCTGCAT